GCGCAGAATGCGATCACCACGGCGGCGACGGATGCCACAAACAAGGCAAACGCCGCACAGCTCGCGTCCCAGCCGCATCAGGTCGCGTGGGCCTATGCGTCGAAACCCGCGCTCCCAGATCCGGCCTACCCCGCAGGCTACTACGCGATCACCACGGATGCCCGCACGGTGCAGGTCAACGCGGCAGGCACTGCGTGGACGGACGTGCTGGTGGCGACAACGGGGCTCTTTGGGCAGTTGTTTGCGAACCAGTTGGCGGTCGCAAACTTCGACAACCTGATCCCGAACGGCAACAGCGAGATGCCTAGCCCTCCGGCAGGGAGTTACGAAGCAGCTGGGCTCTCTTCTGACCGGCCTTACTCCGGCACCCACCGGCGCGGGCCGGGGCTCTACACTCCCCGTATCCCCTGCAATCCCGGAGATCAATTCTACGCAGAGGCTATGGCTTGCGTGGATTCTGGAACCGGGGCTTTTTATTCCAGAATATCCAATGCAGACTGGAGCTATGCGAACTGGATTGGTGTTTCATTTACAAATACAACCTACAAGAAAGTTTCATTTACGGTAACGATTCCCCCTGAGGCGTCGTTTATTGAGTTCTATTGTGACTCGACCGACTCGACTGCCCCTGGGTGCCGCCTTGATAACCTCTACGCCCGCCGCATGGCCGACGCATCCATGATCGTGGACGGCACGCTCCAGGCCCTCGTGGCGCGGGTGCCGCTGCTCTACTCGCTGGACATGCGGAGCGGTTCGGACGCAAGCGGGTACACGCCGGGCACGGCCACCACTCCGCCCATCGGATTCAGGATCAGTGCGAATGGTTTTACTTCGACCTTGCTTGGCGGCGCAACATTCACCGCGCAGGTAGAGCTTGGATATGGTGTCAATCTCATGGGCTACCAGTTGTCTGGCCTGACCGCCCGTGCCATGAGCGCCATCGGTGACAACGGGCAGACCAGCACGTCCTTCCGGTGCTTCTATCGGGGCAGCAATGATCCTGGCACCAATGGCGGACGACCCAACATTTCTCGGCTCACCGTCACACCAAGGCTCTACCAGGTAGCCAGCCCCTACATGGGGCGCATCGATCTCAAGCTGGCGCCAAATTCGTACACGGATAATTTGGATGGACTCTCCTACGCCAAGATCGAGTTGTTCAGCCAGTCCACCGCTGGCACGTCGGCCACACTGTCCGCGAAGGGCGTCTACTACTGCCCGCTTGGGGACCGTATTTACTACAACCCGACGAGCGATTCAGATGCCGGGAATGCGTCCTATGCCACACAGGTTATCGCTGAGGCGCTTCTGTCAGGAGTCCCGGCGTGCAAGGTCACGCTCTACGGCGCGGCGGGATCGAGCGACACCCATTGCTTCTACTCGGCTGCCGGGTGGACTGCTGGCACCGCTCTCACAGACAACGGAACGGCTTGGCCGTCAGGTATCACGGGGGCATCGGGTGGCGGAACTGGATCTGGTGGTGGTGATGGCGGTCCCTGCCCTGCTCCTGACGTGCCTTTGCTCATGGCCGACGGCACCGAGAAGCCTGCTGGTGCTATCCGCGTTGGCGACCGTGTTGTGGCCTGGGACGAAGCCGCTGGATGCGAATGCGTGGAGGAAGTCACGTTCGCGTCCATGCACACAAACCACCGATGGATGCTTGTGCTTTCCAACGGGCGCGCGGGCAGGTTCGCCGCCAATCACCGATTCCTGCTCAGCGATGGCCGCTGGCAAGAACTGCAACACTTGGCCCCCGGCGATGTGCTTACGAACGGCCTGGTTGTAGAATCCGCACTGGCCGACGTTCACGGGCCTGTCGTCAAGATCACCGTCAACCGCGTCCACACTTACACCACGCTGGGCGTGGTGTCCCACAATGTGAAGCCACAATAGCTAGAGGAGCACCTATGGCTGACGCCCTTCAAACCCTCGCCCTTCTCAACGGAAAGGAGGCTGCGCTCACCCAGGCCAAGGCTCTGGTGGACCAGTGCGCCGCTTCTATCGCCAAGCTCCAGGCGGCCAATTATGCGGAGAAGGTGCCCGTTGTGGCGTCCCTCCAAGGGCTTGACTCCATCGGAGAATTCTCCAGCGTGGACCAGCTTCTTCGGCAGGAGCGGTTCGCCGGGAAGTCTGCGAGCGTGGACTACATCAAGGCCAACCCGACCTGTGCCGAGGCGGACGCCATCTCCGCATGGACAGCGGCAGGAATCGCGGCCACGGGGCTCCAGTCCCTCATCGTTCCCGCCGAGAACTACGCGGCGATCTACCGCGCCAACCTCGCCAAGGCCGGGCTGACCCCCGACACCACCTGGGAGAGCCAGAGGTCCTGGATCGTGGCGACGGATAAGGCGATCATCATGGGGGCCTAGATGCAGACCGGCGATCTCGTCATGTTCCGAGGGCGGGGCCCCGTGGCCGCCGTCATTCGCTGGTGGACCCACAGCGCCTGGGACCACTGCGGGGTCCTCTGGATGGTCGAGGGCGAGCCATTGGTCCTAGAGGCCCGCGCCATAGGCGGGGTGTCCTGCCACGCCCTCCGCAACCGCATGAAGGACGCCCCCACCGTCTTCCCAACCGGGCGAACCGTTGACGTGCCCGCGGTCCTCCAGCACCTCGGGGACCACTACTCCGCAAAAGACGCGATCCGGGCGGGCCTAGGAGGGCCTGGGGACCATGCAGGCTGGGAGTGTGCCGAATTCGCCGCCATGATTCTTGGCCTGGATCACGAGGCGCGGGGGTGGACTCCGCAAGGGTTGATCGAGGCCCTGGTGGGGGGCGGCACCAGCCAGGGGCGAGGCCGTTGCCCTCACCGTGGAGAAGGCGAATAGCTACAATACCCTGGATTAGAACGCCCGTGGAGGGCACCATGCAGAAAGCACCGAGGGCACACATGGGCGCAGACTTCGAAACCTATGCGATGCGAGGACTGGTGGCTGTCCTGGGGGCGGCCCTCGCCGCCTTCATCTGGCGGGAGGTCACCGCCAAGGACAAGCTGTGGAAGGCGGTCAATCAGAACCGGCTGGACCACGAAGCCGCGTTGAAAGATGCGCGGGACAGCTTCACCCGCGCCCTGGAGCGTGTGACCGGCCAGTTCCGCCTGTCCATCGACTCCCTGAACACCGCCATCGGAAGCCTCAGCACCACCGTGGCGAAGCTCGACAGCACGATGGCCCGCGAGTATGCCACCAAGGACGACCTCCGGGACACCAGGAACGAACTCCGCACGGAAATCCAGTACCATGTCGAGAACTGCCCACTGAAGTTTGGAGGTGGTCGATGAACCTGAACTTCAGCCAGTCTACCGGCCTGGTGACCATGGATGACGGCGCGCACGTTGCCATGGGATGGGCTGGGAACGGGGAGGGCAAGTGCAACCCCGCCATGCAGCACGTCCGCGACGTGGGACCGCTACCGCAGGGTATCTACCGCATCGGTCCCTGGCAGGACCATCCCCACCTGGGCCGGATGGTGGCGCCCCTGACCCAGATCTCCGGGGAGACCTTCGGGCGGGACGACTTCTTCATCCACGGCCCGAGCATGGACCCCGCCCGCCGAGGCCAGGAGTCCAAGGGATGCTGCGTGGTCCCTTTCGCTGGGCGCCTGAAGATCCACGACCTCACGCCCGGCCCCGATGACACCCTGACGGTGACCCCATGACGTGTCTTGCTGATCTCCTGGAGAAGCTGAGACCACGGCTGGGCCTTGGACGCGCCTTCAATAGCCAGGACCCCACCCTGGAGGTCAACCTGGCCGCCTATGGCATGGGGCTCATCGCCGCCGCTGGTTGGCTGACGTGGTGGTTCTACACCGGGCCACGGGACGGCAACCTGGTCCTGGCCTTCAGTGCTTTCCTCACCGCCATCACTGGCGGGCTGTTCAAGAAGGGCTCCAATGCACCGGAACCACCGAAGGGGGACCAGCCGTGAACGACACCCAGAAAGGGTTGACCGCGTGGGCCATCATCCTGGCCGCAGGCATCGGCGTGGGGCTGGGGATCGGATGGAGACTCTGGAGGCCGGAGACCCCGAAGCCGGATACCTATGCCCCGCCGGTGCGCCAGCAGGACGGAAGCCTGGTGCTGGAGCGCAAGCCGCAGGAGGACGCGAAGCCGGCTCAGACCGTGCCCAAGGGTGCGAAGGTGGAGCGCATCGTCCAGGTGACCGTCCAGCCCCACGCAAGCCCGGTGCTTTCGCTCCCCTCTGTGTCCGGTGCTTCCGATAGTGCAAGCGCACCTGCCCGTCCTCCGTGCCCGCCCGTGCGTGTGGACCTCACCCTGGTGAGGATGCCTGACCAGACCCGCAGGGTCCTGGCCTCCAGCCCCGATGGGCAGGTCGTGGGCGGGGTGGACATACCGGTGGAGAACGCGGCGCCTGCGCGAACCCTGAAGTGGGCGGCGGGGCCAAGCTGGAACCCAGCCGACAGAACCTTCGGCGCCTGGGTCGAGCGGGACGCCGGGTTCCTCCGCCTGGGAGCCGACCTCTACCAAGTGCGAGAACCCCTGGCAGCGGGTGGCCGCACCACATGGGCTGGGTTCATCCGGGCTGGTATTCGGTTCTGAGGAGGACGGCTGACATCAAACGCGCCTCTTGTCGGGGGACAAAACTAGGGCGGAGATGGTGGAGTGTGCGCCCGGCTCATTGTGGGCCGGGCGTTTTCTTGCGCCCGGTGCAGGTGTGACGAAGATCACAATGTGTGGAGCGACGATAAACAAAGTGTTGCGCCACAGTCAACGTCTCCTAAACTGAAAGCATGGACTAGCGGCCAACACTGGCCGCCAACATGGAGGCAGAAATGGACCAACCCACCCTCAACAAATTTGGAGCCTGGATTCAGGCTTACGGGACGCGGGCTCTCGCCCGGCACCTCGGCGTATATCCCAGCGCTGTGACCCACTGGAAGATGGGACGGACCCAGCCGACGCTGGACCACGCCGCCGAGATCCTCAAACTGGCTAAGGGGAAGCTGAAGCCTGGCGATCTGAAGAAAACGGGGGCAGGCGATGGGCGATGAACTGCTGGTGAAGGCCACGGCCTCCGCCACGGCCTCCGTGTTCGGCGCCACGGAAGCCCCGACCGAGGAGACCATGGAACAGCGCCGCAACGGCTGGCTGGAGGAGCGCCGGAAGGCCATCGGCGGCACAGAGGTTGCCGCCATCCTCGGCCTGTCGAAGTGGTCCAGCCCGATGCAGGTCTGGCTGAACAAGCGCGGCATGGTTGAGGTCCCCGACAACCGCCAGATGGAGTGGGGCCGACGCCTTGAGCGCCCCATCCTCGAAGGCTATGCCGACCATGTGGGCCACCCGATCATCTTCGCCATGCCCTACGAGTTCTTGAAGAGCCCGGTGGTCAAGGTACTCGGTGCCAGCCTGGACGCCCGATGGGCGGATGGTGACCAGCGCCCGGTGGACGCGAAGAACATCCGCTGGAAGAACCAACAGGACTTTGGAGAGGCCGGGTCCGACATCATCCCGATCTACTACGCCTGCCAACTCGCGGTTCAGATGCACGTTACCGATACGCCGACCGCAGACCTCGCCGTCCTTTTCAGCGGCCAGCAGTTGGAAGTCTTCACCCTCTACCGGGACATGGAAGTAGAGAACATGATCCTGGAAAAAGTGGATGTGTGGTGGGAGCGTCACATCGTCCAGGGCATCCCGCCCGAGGTTGATGGCTCTAAGGCCACGACCGAGTATCTGACCCGCCGATTCGCGAAGAATTCGGACCTGATCCTCCCCGCTACGCCCGAAGCGCTGGAGGCCGCCAAGCGGCTAGCCGAGGTCCGAGCTCGCGCCAAGGAAATCGAAACCGAGCAAGCCCGCCTGGAAAACATCCTGAAGGGCATCGTGGGCGACAACGCCGGCATCGCCGGGGTGTGCACCTGGAAAAAGGCCCAGGACGGCTCCAGCACGGACTGGAAGGCCGTGGCCGCCGAGTTGGGCGCCACCCCGGAAGTCATCCAGAAGTTCACCACAACCAAGACCGGCTCTCGCCGGTTCCTGTTCAACTTCAAGGAGGCCGAATGAACGACAACCTCAACACCTACCAGCCGCCGACCGGCGTGATGACCGCCCCGGACGAAACCGCCACCTCCGCCCTCGCCACACAAGCGCGGTCGATGATCGAGGCCCGATACCTCATGGCGATCAACCGCCCCCGCGACCTCGACATGGTTCGGGAGCGCCTTCTCAAAGAATGCCGTCGTCCGTCATTCGCAGAGGTGGCCCGTTACCGGAAGCCCATCGGGAAGGGCGTGGAAGGCCCCAGCATCCGGTTTGCGGAGGCCGCCATCCGCTGCATGACCAACATCACGGTCGAAACCATGACGGTGTTCGACAACGTAGAGAAGCGCATCGTCCGAGTGATGGTCACGGACCTGGAAGCCAATGTGCCCTACAGCCAGGACGTGACGATCACCAAGACGATCGAGCGTCTGTCCCTCAAGACCGGCGAAGTCCCCCTCAAGACCCGGCTCAACTCCAGGGGGCAAACCCTCTACATCCTGGAGGCCACCGATGACGACATCCTCAACAAACAGGGGGCGTTGATTAGCAAGGCGGTCCGCACCCTGGGTCTGAGGCTGATCCCCGGCGACCTGCTGGACGAGGCGATGGATGAAGTGCTCCGCACCCTGAACACGCGGGACGCGCAAGATCCCGATGCCGCCAAGCGCAGGCTGTTCGATAGCTTCTCCGGGCTGGGCGTCAGCGCGGAGCAGATCAAGGATTTCCTGGGGCACAAGGGCGACGTTCTCAGCCCCAAGGAACTGGCCGACCTCCGGGCGCTCTACTCCGCCATCCGCGACGGGGAAACCACGTGGAGGGAGGTCATGGAGTCCCGAACCCCACAGGACGAGAATCGGCCCGCCACCAAGTCGGGCAAGGGCGGGCTCAAGGATGCCCTGAAGGCCGCCACCCAGACGCCGGCTCCCGCCGCCCCGCCCGAGCCCGAGCCCGAGCCGGACGCTGCGGGCACCTGGATTCCGGAAAGTAGACCTCTCGACTGACCCCGCCATGATGCCGGCCCTGGGGACCACCAACCCCCAGGGCCGTTCCAGAAGGAGGAGCCATGCACGACGAAACCCAAGACCTCCCGCTGTTCCGGCTGGCTGATCCCAAGGTCCGGGGCACAGAGGAGGAACCCCGCCTCTCGCGACAGTGTCAGGCGATCCTCGCCCGGCTGAAAGAAGGCCCGGCCAGCAATTCCGACCTCATGCGGATCGCCCAGCGGTTCGGCGCCCGTATCCATGACCTCCGGGGCGCCGGCTACGCCATAGAGATCCTGAGCCGTGACCGCGTGACGGGAGTGACCACCTATGCCCTGGAACCCCGCCCGTGACCTGGAGCCTCACCATCCCCAAGGTCCCGCCCAGCGGGAACGTCATCAAGCGTATGGCGTGGCCGGTGTATGGGCGGCTCCTGCATGAGTGGTTCTGGCTCATCCGGGCGGCCCCCGGCTTCATGGACATCCCCCCAGCCGATTGCAGGCGTCGGCTGACCCTGACCCGGTTCGGTCGTGGCACCCTGGACCGTGACAACCTCTACGCCAGCATGAAGCCGGTCATTGACGTGCTCCGTCCTCCGAAGCATGAGGAGGGCTACTACAAGACCGGCAAGAAGGCGGGCCAGCATTGGACCCGACGGCGCATTGGTCACGGCCTGATCCTGGAGGATGACGCCGCCCACCTGGACCTGATCGTGGAGCAACGTCCGCTGAACAAGGGAGAGAAGCCGCACCTGGTGGTGATGTTGGAGGACGCCCCACTGGGGAAGGGGGGTTGACGCAAGGAGGCAATCGCCTAAACTGAAAAGACCGGGCCTGAATCGCGCAGGACTGCCCCGGAAAGTTCTTGACATCCCCCCCGCCGGTGACCGGACAGACCGCAAGGTGTTCCGGACGCGACCACCGGCGAGGGGGACCCTGCCCGGAGTGGGCAAGATGACACGGTGCAAGATGGACCGACCTGAGCGGGCCGATTATTTCCGGGTCTTCCCAAGGCATATGCTTATGGATGAGGACTACGAGAACCTGAGCCGTGAGGAATGGGGCTCCGTTTTCCTTCTCATGCTCCACCAGTGGGCCAAGGGCGGAACCCTACCCGATGACCGCCGGAAGCTGGCATGGCTGGCCCGCTGCACCCCGGATGAACTGGATGATCTGCTGGCGAAGTGGCCGAAGCTGGAGCCGGTGTCCGGCCAGCCGGGGAGGACCGGCATACCCTACCTGGTCAGGGAGTGGGACCAGGTGATGAGCTTCTACCAGGAGCAGAGGAACCGTGGCAAAGCCTCCGCTGAAGCGCGGGGCCGGAAATCGGGGGCGCCGGATGAACCAGCCCTCAACCATGGTTCAACCATGGTTCAACCATGGTTCAACAACGGTTCAACCGCCGGTTCAACCAACCAAGACCAAGACCAAGACCAAGACCAAGACCAAGA